GATCATGCCGCCAATCATGAAGGTGGCAAATAAGAACATAATCAGACCGACGATTATCAAGGCACATATCCCTAAAACGCGCATACCGTTCCCCTTTCTTGTTGTAAGTAAGGAAATAATATGCGGGCTGCCTCGCCGCTTTGCGTTTCATCAATCCTTACGCATTTCTTCCAGCGCTGCCTCTTCCATCGCGCGGATCTCTTCTTCCAGCTCGCCGTACTCTTCCGGCGTCAGGCCCATGCGATCCATCCGCCGGTAAAGCACGTTGTAATCCAGCCCATACGGGCCGACCGGTCCCACGCGCCATTGCGTGCCAATGGAGGCGAACAGGTTCACGGCCCGGACATTGTCTGGCCATACCTCGACGGTCCATTCGTCGGCATAATCGTCGGCGGTCAGGCCGAAGTAGGACAGCTCCTTTGCGGCCGGCTGCTTGCGGTAAAGTGCGGCAGCCGCCGCCTTCAGTTTCCCAGCTTAAACTGGGTCAGTTCGCGGATAAAAGCTTCCACGATGGCGCGCGGCGCCGCATGGTACTGCTGGCACAGTTCCGCGACATTTTCGCGGTTGAACTCGCCATCGACGCCCGACCAGCCGACTGCGATATCCATGATCGCCTCCTCATCGCTGCGCTTGATCTCGCCTTCATTCTTGATGAATGCCAGATAGGCGTCTTTCGACATGTGCTTGAACTCGACCTTGATTGAGACGGATCCGCCAGGCGCCGGGATCTCAACCCGGGTTGTGAAGGTGGGATCGGGCTTCAGCTTGAGCATGCAGACTCCTTAATAGTGGGAAAAAGCGGCGAGGTTGCCCCCGCCGCAGTGGTTATTGCAACGATTACGACGTGTAACGGGTGACTTCGGCGACCAGCGACATGGTCACTTCCAGACCCATGACCTCGTTCTTGGTCAAGGTCGGGGTACGCGACAGCGTCACGTAGGCGTTCCAGTAGACGATGGAGCCGCTCGGCAGCACCAGGCGCACCGCTTGCGGCGTGCGGGCCAGGTCAGCAGCGTCCAGCACGGCATAGTGCGCCAGCGTCGCGTCATCGGCGATCTTGAACTTGAACGACACCGGCGACTTCACGGTCGGAATTTGGTGCTCGGCATCGTCTTCCAGGAACGAGTACGTGACGAACTGCTGTTCGCCGCCGCTCGAGCTGGTTTCCAGGATCTGCGTGATCTGGGTCCAGGCCGTGACTTCCTTGACCGAGCCGATGCCGGAGCCGGACGGATAGGTCGTGGTGGACGTGGAATTGAATCCTTCCAGCGAGACATCATTGGTGGCGACGGCCGACGCGCGCAGAACGCGGCCGTTCAGGCGCGACCAGCCGGACGTGACGACCAGGATGTCATTGACGATGACGCCGTGGCTGGCTTCCAGCGTGGCGACGGCCGGATTGGCATTCGACAGCGCGGACATGGTCTTGGACGCACCGTAGGTAGAAGCAATGGCGACGGTGGCGCCGTTCGGGAGAGATACGGACATAGGATGACCTTTCAGAAATGTAAAAACCGCCCGAAGGCGGCGATTGATTTCTGCGAGGCATCAGGTCTGCGTTTTGCATTGCAGACCGCGAGGCAGTGTTACTGCGTTACTGCTTGGCGAGCCACTTCTCCCAGGCCGACAAGCAGCCTTTGAGCAAGCGGATCAGCGTTTCGTGAAGTTCTCTGGTAACGGGATTCATGCAGCGAGACTCCGAAGAGTGAGGTTGCGGTAATTTAGGCGATGACGGTATCGGCACGATAAGTGCAGGACACCGGCACGATGAAGCGGTCTGGTCCCTGTAGCGCCGGCCCTGGACTCATGGGTGACAACAGGAACACCTTGACCCCACCCTGCGCCATCGGCGCGGACAGCGGGAATGCCGCGTCGAGCGATGCCGTCAGCGCGGCAGCAGCGCCCGGGCCTGTGCCAATCGGCATGCATAGCGACACCTGGAACACACCCATGCGCCGGCGGTGTTCGCCATTGAGCATGTCGTTCTGCGTCGGTGCCGGCAGCAGATGGCAGCGCACATAGCGGCCGGTCGGTGGCGTGAACGTCACGTTCTCATACTCGACCGGGATGGCCGGCGACTGCGCGGCAGCCCACGTGGCCACACGCGTTTCGAACGCAGCGCGAACGAGTGCGTCGCTCATCCGATTCGCTCCACGCGGACATGCCCGTAAAGCGTCTCGTACAGCACTTCAGTTCCTTCCTTGTTCAATCGGACATCCCCGGCTTCGTCGCGCGCGACCATCACGATCAACCGCGCTTCCTCGTCTGCGGTCACGACGCCGTTTCGCTCAACTCCATCCAGGAATACGCGAGCACGCTGCCAACTGACGAAGTTCTCATACCCCGGGTCATCACGATTAACCGAAATTCTCACGATGGCTTACCTCCGACGCTTTCCATGCTTCGGCTTGGCGGATGCCTTCGGCGTGACCTTGACCACTGGCGCGGCATACGTCGGCGCGGGTGCTTCAACGGGCGCAGGTGCTTCGGCTGCCTTCGGCGTATCCGGCACATACTCGAAAATGCCGCTCAGGCTGTTGATCGGGATTGGCTGCGGTTCCACAACAGGCTCAGGCGCATCATCGGGCAGCCGCTCGATCAGGACCGCGCCATTGATCACGCCGGACGGCGTAATCGCGCAGCGGCGGAATTCGTCGGCCACGATCCAGCCGATGACCTCGCGATCGTTGACCCACACGCGGCGCGGACGGTCATCGATATACGCGGGGTCGTTCGGATCGGTCGACACTCTCATTTGCTGATCGCTTTCTGTACGTAATCGTTGAACTCAAGCGCCGAAATCCGGATCATTCCCCTCGGTGCCTGAATCGAGTATCCGCCCGCTGTCTTGCCGGTCGGATTCTTCGGTGGATTCGGATAACCGCCATATTCCAATTTCTGCGCATAGGGCAGGCTGTTCGACATGTAGACCACGCCGCCGACGGGCAGGGTCAGCACCTTGTCTATTTCCCGATCCATGCGCGATGCATCGGTGCTATTAGTCACGGTTGTGTCCGGTGCGCCATGGCTGACGTTCCAGTTCGCACGAAACCGGCCTTTATCGACGGCTGAGCGCTTCCCGACCGCCTTATACACATTGAGCGTCGCCCTGCGCGCCACGGTCTCAATATCCAGCTGGACCTTCTCGGCCAGCTTGTCCAATGGAATGCTCCAGCCGGCCATGTCAGTTCAGCAGCACAATGTTGGGATGGCCGCTCTCGTCCGCCACGCTGAGATTGACGGCAGGCTGACCGCCGATGCAAGTCAGTTGCACATAGCCGCCACGCAGCAAGCACCCCAGTTCCTCCTCGGTCGGCTTCCAGAATGATACGAACACATCAATGCCTGAGATTTTTCCCTGCGTTACATCGATTGCTGGCAGTTCCAGTTTGCCGCCGCGATCATCCCAATTCGCCGGTGCACCAACGATGCGATTGTTCGACGGATGTCGTTTCGGCTTCATCAGGCGCTCCTCACTTGCAGTTCGAACAGCAGTGGCACCCCTGCGGGGCTCAGCGGCTTGACTGCGATCACCGTGTAATCGGTGCCCTGCCAGGTCAGCACATCGCCTTGCAGCGGCGCAGTGATCCCGGCCGGCGATAGAAATGCCTGCTTGTCACCTGCCAGGATCAGCGTGCCGTCGAGATATTTCTGCTCATAGTCAAACACGGCTGCCGTGACCGTCTGCACGGTCGTCGTGGGCGCCGCCGTGGTGCCATCTGACGTGTCGTAAGTGCCGGCTGTATTGCGCGTCATCGTGGCAGTCGCGCCGAACTCGGTCAGCAGTTCGTCGGCGACAGCGGCCATTTCGGAATAGTCGAAGCTCATCAATCATCCCTGAGCTGAATATGGCGGTCCATGAACTCGCGCTTGATCGACTCCAGCGCGCCGACCATTGTGTAAGGCCGGATTTGGCCGGTCGGTGACCAGCCATCCGTCACGCTGCCGTCGTCATTCATGAGAATGATCATCGCCAGGGTGACACCGCCGGCCTCGGCCATGGCAAGCGCCTCGCGCAGGAATTTCACGGCGCGCGGGTCCGACTCTGCCTTTTTGCCGAAGTCGCCCTCAATGACACGAAAGCCGCTCATGCCCGAACTACCTTGATGTTCATGTCGCTGCCCGACAGGAACGGCGCCAGCAGCAGATCGACTGCGCGATAGCGCTTCACCGGGCTCGCATTCGGCGCGTATTCCTTCTCAATCGGTCCGACCTTGATGCGGCGCGCGGTCTGCCCAATGTCGGCGGCCAGATCACCGGTCGCCGCCTTCAGTGCCAGTTCGGCGCAGGCGCGCTGCACCTCGACCGGCACAATGTTGATCGCGATCAGGTAGCCATCGACGCACACGCCGGCGCGCGGCCAGTCGAGCGCCTGGGTGCTGGAGATCCGGTAGCCCTGCCAGCGCTGCCGATAGCTCTCCAGCATGTATTCGGTCGCACGGCGCAGCAGCTGTTCACGCACGGTGTCGCTGGCCAGCGCCGCCCACGCCGCATTGCCGCGCGCAGCGTGATACGTGGTCGCATCAGCCACCGAGATATAGCTCTCGGCGTCGGCCTTGCCGGTGCCGTCTTCGACGATCAGTGACATTGATTACTTCTTCTTCGATTCCGCAGTTTTGGCAGCGGCTTCAGCCTCGGCTTTCGGCTCGACGTACAGATCATGCTTACTCGCGTCGAAATCTTCCTTGTTGATGACGTAATAACCGGTCGGATTATCTTCAGTCACCGGGCATTTCACTTGTACTGTTTCCATTTCATCCACTCCTTAACAAGAAAGCGGAGCCCGAAGGCCCCGCTCGTGGTTACTGAAGGTTGATCGGTTATGCGCCGATCAGGATGCCAGCGTGACGCGGAGCGGTCATCTTGACGCCCCATGCCAAGTTGACCTCGTAACGCACCTGACGCTTCTGCTTGTAGATAGCAAACTCGTAGGTGATGCCAGAAACGGGATCAGTGACCAGCATCACGTCATCCGCAGCATCGCCGCCTTCCGGCATGGCCGGCGCGCGCGTCGCCAACTGGATGGCCGAGCGGTGGAAGAACATGTTGCGAGTCGTTGCGCCGATCACGGTGACGGCGGTAGCCGAGGTGCCGATTGCCTTGCGCAGACCCGGTTCGGCAAGCGTTACCACGCCGCCGGACAGGGCAGAGGCAACCACGTACTTCTCGCTGTCGCCAGCGAACGTGATGATGTCGCCCGCCAAGATCGTGCCGGTGCCGGTAATCAGCGTGATTGCAGTGGCACCGACCGCATAGCCTGCGGTGTTGGTGGTGTAGGAAGCGCCGGTACCGACCGTGACGGCGGTTTTCACTTGGCCGGAATTGTGCAGGTCGAAGCCCTCCACCTGGCCAAGCGCACCGCGGCGCAGCATTTCATCCGTGCCGGCTTCGTTGACCTTGAACAGGCCGCTTTGCTTACCGCGGATGTTCGCCACGGCGGTGGAACCAAGCACCATGTGCAGGTCCGATTGCGGCACACCGTTGTCGTCCAGAATCTTGCGCGACTGGGCGAAGTCCGACAGATCACCAGCGGTGCCGAAAGCGGTCGCGTTGTAGGTGCCGTAGGCGCGGGAAGCCGCGATATGGAGCGCAGCCAAGTCGGTTTCCACTTCGTTGGTCAGGGTCCGCAAAGCCTGAGCAATACGGTCGCGATTGATCGTCGCCAGCGTGCCACCGAGCGACTTGGATTCTTCGCCGGTAACACCGAACGGCACGGAACGCGCCTTCTGGATGGTCATGCTGACAGTGCCGATGGTTTGGTTCGGCGTATCGGCGGCGTACGCAGCCGGCGCCAGGTCTTCGGCGGTCATCGCGCCGACCACTGGCGAGGTGACGGTCTGGTTGACGGCAGCGCGCTCGGCAGACGAATCGCGCGAAACGGCGGGGATGAAGCCCACCAGTTCACGCGATACCACGTCCATGGCGTTGTAGATGGTCGGAATCAGACCAGTGAGAGTGAGAGTACCCATGATTGAAGCCTTTCAGATGTGAAAAAGCCCGCTCATGGCGGGCTCAGGTTTGCGAATGGTTTGGGGTGTTAATCGGTGATCGTCGTGTCCTTGACCGCTGCGGCGCGTGCCGTGGCGTCAAGTGCTTCGAACTGCGCACGAGTCATAGTCTTCTGACCGCCTGCACCTTGTTTGCCTTGCCCCGCGCCGCTGCCGGATGCACCCGAGCCCTTGAGGATGGAATCCTTGTACGGGTACTGGTCCACCAGCACTTCGAGCGCTTCATCGAAGTCAGCCAGCTCCCCTGGGCGGGCGCGGCTGTAAATCTTGTTGCCGGCCTGGTCCTTGGCGACGATCTTGCCGTCTTCGATGGTGAAAGCGTTGCCGAAGCGGGCTTGCACGAGGTCAGCGGGAATCGCGAACTTGTCGGCAATGGCTTTGCTGCGGGAGAAGCTTCCACCGATCTTTTCGGCATAGAGGTCAGCCTTCAGCTTGTCGCGCTCGGTAACGATGGGTTCGTACTGCGCTTTCAGAGCCTTGGTCGCCTCTTCCTTGACCTTTTCGACTTCGCCGGCATCCACCAGCTTTTTCGAGTCAAGATTCTTGACCGTTTCCAGTGCTTTGCGGGCTGCTGCGGGGTCTTCGATGCCTTCGAATGGTTTCAGCTTGGCTTCTGCGGCTTCGGCGCGTTCCCTGTGGGTTTTTGCTTCGCCATTGAGCCGGCTGATCGTCTGAACGGTAGCAGGAGCGTCAAATGCGACTTCCTTGCCATCGTCATGGACATATACGGGTTTGCCATCCTGCAGAACCGCGTTGCCATTGGCATCAAGTTTTAGTTTCATGGTGCGTTTCTTTCCGGTCATCCGACCTATAGCGGTGAGTCCATCCGGACCCGTTGCGCCGTCCCACATCCGTGTTCAGGCAAATAAAAAAGCCGCTTCCCTTGCGAGAAACGGCTTCGGAAATGAAAAAGGCCCGCCGATGCGAGCCTTGGAATTAGGTATTACCGGTTATGCGAGCACGATACGCTCGCCTTTCATGAAGCAGGCAGCGCAGACGATCGTCTTGATGCCGCCCTTGGTCTTGCCATCCTGGTACAGCACGCCGGCCTTCAATTCCAGCACTTCCCGCCCGCCGCAGCGCCTGCATTGCAGCATGCTGGCCGGTTTCGGATGCTTTTTGATACGATCGACTACGCGCTGTTTCGGCGTGTCGGGCGGAGGTGTGCCGGGAATGACTGTAAATTTACCCATGCGCTTAGATGCACGGTTTTGTCAGCCGCCATGCTTCTTGATCTCGGCCTGCAGCTCGGCGCGCACATTCGCTTCGTCAGCACCAGGATGAAGCTCAAGGTACTGTTCGACTGCATCGTCTTCCGTGTAGTCGTCGGTAAAGCGCATCCCAGCCGCGAGCAGCCCGTACACGCTATATGTGCTCAGGTCTACTTTCTTCACAGGGCCGGGGCTACTCGCCACTTTCGATCTCCAAGTCAATTACACGAAACTCGCGCCCGTCGATGGTCCGGACAGACTTGCCGATAACGCGATATTCCAACCCTGGCGGCAGAAGCACTTCTTCTTCACCCGGATTGACGGTCAAGGGTTCAATATACGCCCCTTTTTTGGATGCAGCAATGTGCAGCATCACGTCCGCCTTTCGTGCCCAGATTCTTACGAACTCCGTCGACCGTGAAAAGGACTGGAGCTGGTTCCCCAAGTCCAGCGGCTCCCCTATTTTGGCCCGCTCCCACCACGCATCGGCGTGCGCAATGTTTTTAGTCGGCGCGCGCCAGATTTCCCCGCGGAATTCTCCGATGCCTGGGAAGCTGGACACGGTCAGCGCAGAAAACTGCCGGTCTTCCAGCGTGCCGCCAGTCTCCCTCATGCGCTGGTTGATCGGCTTGTAGCCGTTGCTCGTGTAGTAGCGCACTGCAGCCAAAGATTCCGTCGACGAGGTATAGCCCTCTGCGGTCTTGATGCGCTCGACGGTCGCCACCGCGCGCGGATACTCATGGCTACCATACAGTTTCTTGAGCAGCGCCTGCTGTTCCTCTTTCGATTCAAGGAACGTGGCAATCGCATCCTTGCGCTCTCCACGCGGTGGCCGGTACGGCATGTCCAAGCCCGCCCTGTGGAACGCCTCCGGCTGCTGCTTCTTCAGCTGCTCAAGCGTAAGGTAGCTGCCCTTGTCGCTGTAGAACTTTTCCAACGGCAGCTTGCCGGTTCTAAACAGCGCGCCCTTGGCTTTGCCGAGAATCTCATCCTGCCTAGCTGCCGACTGCTTCTTCAGCCATTCCCCATAGGTCATGTCGGCCGGCACTTCGCCATCCATGCTGGCCCGGGTCGACGCGCTGAACTCGCCGATGTCGACGCCGCCCAGTTCCTTCCATGATTTCGTGACCGGCACACTGATGGACCGGCAGTTCCAGTGCAGCGCCCCGGGCCCGCCCAGCCACGGCACAGCGTGGCCGATTGGCTTGTGCGCGTCGTCTGCCGTGTATTCCAGCCCATCGCGCAGCCGGCAGCCCTCGGAGGTCCGGGAATCGAGCGTCGCGGTCCACACCACGGCTTTGATCAGGTCGCCGTTCGCCTTCATGAAGCGATCGCGGGTAAATCCCGCCGTATGGCTGAGAGCCGTGCGCACCACCGCCTCGGCATGGTGCCGGTCAATCTCGATGATGCCGTCGCTGTAGCCCTGCGCCCGGGTGCCGCGGATGCGCTGCACGATCTGGCTGGTAGTCTGACTCTCCACGTAGCCCATGCGAACCGCATCCCGGATCCGGGTCATGCGATCGGCTTCGATGCTCTGCGCCCATTCTTTTAGCAAACGTCCCTGAAATGGGCGTGCCATCGCCGCCGCATAAACCTGTTCTACCGCCACCGTCGCCACATCGACTTGCGCGATCACTTGCGCCGGGATTGCTGAGCGAAACAGCTGATACTGATAGTCGGCTTCGTACTCGACGAAATTGCGCAGTTCCGTGCTCAGTTCGCGCTCGACTTGGTTGTACGCCTGCACGTTCAATGAGCGGACGCTGTACAACAATTGTTCCAGCCGTTCGACCGTGAACGATTCGGCCGGCATGGTTTCCAGCGCCGAAGTCAGCTGCCCGAACAGGTCCGGGTCGGTCCGGTTCAGGATCGCGATCAGCCGAGCCACCACGCCGTTGCTGTAGCGGTCGAAGTCAATCGCATGGTGAATCGATGCGTCCGCCAGCTTCTCGTTGACGGTGTCTGCCATTACGCGCCGGCGCCGCCGTCAAGCTTGCCCAGCGGCGGGCCCTGCGTGCCGATCCGGTCCTTTTCTGCGTCCGGATCCACCTCGGCGGATAGGATGCCGCGGCGCTTGTACTCGTTCAGCAGCGTTTCGTCGGACAGCTTGCCGGCCTGGTTGGTCTTCAGCAGCAGCTCGGCCGAGGCTTCGGCGAGGGTTGCGGCGCCGTAATCATTGAAGATCGTGACATGCCCGCCCTTCGGCAGCTTGATCCATGCCGCCATGATCTGCAGCGCCTGATCCAGCGCATCTTCCAGCCCCTGGGTGATGCGCTGCAGCGCGCACATGCCGACCGCGTTCTCCGTGGCCACTTGGGTGGCGGTGATCTTGCCGGGCTGGATCACCAGCAATTCGGCGCCGGCCTGCCGCATGCGCTCTTCCAGCGTGTCCAGATCCTTGCTGCCCGCGTCAATGGCGGCGCCGGTATGCTCGACAAACTTCATGTCGCCATCGATTGGCAGCTTCACGGCAGCGGAGGCACCCACCGTCAGAGAAAACTTGTCGTCCTCAACCCCGATCACAGCCAGAATCGGCACCCGGGCCACATGCAGGATGGTCTGCTGGTCGCTGGCCGACTGCCAGTGCGCAACATTCAGGTTCGCCACCTCGATCAATGGCGGCTTGGCGGTCATGAACCCAGTGCGCTGGCCATAGACCGGCACGAACGGGATGATATCCAGCGTGGTCACGCCGTTTTCATGCAGTAGCCACTCTTCCTTGTTGTCGACCTTTTTCTTGCGGTAGGTCGCCCATGTCCCGGGCTCCAGCACGCGCACCTGTTCGACTTCGCTCACGCCAAATTCGCCATCCGGCTCTTCCACCATCTCCATGAGGCGCAGCTGGAGCAGCTGCCAAGAGCCCTTGACGCGCTTGGCCCGCCAGCCAAGTAACTGCCAAGGAAAAATCTGGATGAAATACGGGCGCAGGCCGGCCGCCTTCTCCGCCGCCTGGGTCACCATGCCTGACGGCGTGCGCTCGACGCCGCTGTTATCCGGACAGTCGACTAGGATACCGCCCAGGCCGTAGCCCAGCCCTGCCTCCATCATGTCGGCGGCGAAGGCATCAAGATTGCGGCCCTGCAGGTCGACGTCGTCCAAATATTCCTTGATCTGCGCCGGCACATCGTCGCCAATGGTGATCGCCTTGCTAAACGGCTTGCCGGTCAACGTGGAGACGGTGCGTTGGTACGCGGGGAACAGCACGGCGGTCTTCCGCCGGCATTCATAGGCCTCTTCATCCTCGTTCGGCCACTTCGGCAGGTAGGTTTTGCCGGCCTCCCGCATGGCCCGCGTCCCGCCGAGCAGTGCGCGCGCCAGTCCCCAGTCGGCGGACATGTCCGCTACGGCGCTGGATTGTTTGGCTACATCACTCATAGGATCCTTGGTTACAGGCGCAGCGTCGAGACGATTGCGGTGCGTTTGACGATCGGCCAACGCTTCACTAGGAAGTAGCCGACCGCATCGTTCGGATGATCATGGCCGGTCGATTTGTCCGGCTCCCCGTTGTTGTCGTATGCCTGCTGCTCGAGCGATTCCGTGAGCACCGGGCAGGCATCGGTATTGACCTTCCAGCGCCGCACGCCCGTATCGTTCAGGATCATCGCGTTTACCGCATTCACGCGGTCCTTCACGGCCGGATTGGCAGGATTCACGCTGATGACGAACCCGGCCTGCTTCAGGATCGACAGATCCGACTCGCTGGCGTTCTTGCTGCTGGTGTTGCCGCCGCTGGCGTCCGGATAAACCGTCACCGCATGCCCTCGGTCGAGATACCGCTCTTTCAGTAGTTTCGCCATCGCCGGCGTGTCGCGCACCTTGGTCAGTTCGGCGAGGGTTTGCGGCAGCCCGTCGCGAATCACGCTGATTTCCGCCGTCATGTTCAGCACGTTAAAGTCCATGCCGACATGCAGCGCCTCGCCTTCCTTGATGTGCTCTGGCGTGTGATTTAGCGTGCGGTCAAAGTTGGGATAGACGCTGCCGCTGGCCAGGTTGGTGAACTGCCCGCGGATATACGCCTCAATCAATTGCGGCGGGTAGCTGGCCCGCAGCGATGAAATGTAATCGTCCGGCAGATTCTTGGCGTTGTCGTAGGTGCTCGCCTGCACCAGCCCGTACAAACTTGCCAGTTCCGGCTTTTCCCGCAGCGCCTTGACGAACTGCTGGTAGACGAACTTGAAGCCCTCGGGCGTCGTCGTCACATCGATGCCGTTCATTAGGCCGTCCAGCTTGTACCGCATCCGGGCGATGATCTTGCGCCAGGCGATCGCCGCCTTTTGCGCCTTCATCACATCCAGTTCGTCAATCAGCGCCTTGCCAATCTTGAAGCCCACGATGTCGCCGGGCTTTTCCATCGACCGGCACAGGATCGTGCTGCGGTATTGGCCGCCCGAGAACAGGTGAACTTCCTTGTTCGATTCGTGGACGTCGGTGGTCAAGCCCCACTGCTCAGCCACTTCCTCGATCGTCGGATAGAAAATGTCCCGGATCTGCGCATAGGTCGGCGCGAAATAGCCAGAATTGACCTTAGGCCATTCCCATGCATGCTGGCACAGGCTGGCGCTGCCTACCCAAGTCTTGCCGCTGCCGAAGCCGGCCACGAATGCCCGGAATTTGCGGTCCAATGCGAGAAAGCGAGCCTGCGGCCGGTTGAGCTTAGGGCTCGGGCTGGCTTGCATCTTCGACTTGGACGACGATCTTGACTGGCAAAACAGGCGTGTCCTGCATGCTGGCTTTGACCATTTCCTTATTGGCGCTCAGCAGATTCAGCCCGATCGTACTGGATTCGTTCGCCATCTTGGTCAGCACGGAAATGCCCCTCAGCGATTCCAGGCTTTCCTCGTTCAGCGGTGCCGCGTCGTCAATCTCTGAAACCTTGTTGTGAGCAATGCCGGAAAGGCGGTGCGCAGTGGCGGCGCCATACTCTGCCGCGCCCGCCAAATGCTCAGAAATCGAAATCAGTCGATCCGCCAAAGTGCGCGCACTTATTTGCGCACCAATTGGCAGCGATTTAAAAGCCGACTCTGTTGCAACCAATTGATTTGCAACGTCTTTTATTTTCTTTACCTGCGCTCCAAAACGCTTTCGAATCGCTGATTCAGAAACGCCAAATTCCTTGGCAAGCGCCCTGCCTGCCTCGCCGTCAAGGAGCCGCCTTTCTATCTCGGCCCACTGCTTTTCTGTCAGCGATGATTTGCGTCCCATAGTTGGCCAATCCGGTTAAGTGCCGCCGCCCGCTCCAAGTGGATCGCCGCGGTGCGTTGCGGTAGGAGAGCCGCGCGATGTTCTGGCGGGTGTCCCTTGGTCATTGCGCGTCGGTTGCTGCGAATTTTACTCATACCGCCAATTGATTCGCTCAGGCGGCCACTGCCATCAAATTAATTGCCAGTTCTCGCGATTCTTAATCTTTGAGATTTGAGTGCGCCCAACGCCGTATTGTTTTGCAATTTCTGATTGAGTTCGCGTATCGGCTCGAATGGCAATAACATCGGACTCACTCAGCTTTGATCGGCCATGTTCTTGTCCTGTTCGATGCGGCCAGTGGCCTCCAGCGTATCGACCCTTTCCTACCATGTCTCGCGAGTTATCTGCAGCCGTTCCAAGAAATAGATGATTGGGGTTGACGCATTTACGATTGTCGCAGCGATGAAGCACATAAAGCCCTTGAGGCGCCTCACCAACATACATGGTGTAAGACATACGGTGCGCCTTGTATGTTTTGCCATCCGACTTGATACTGCCGTAGCCGTATCTATCGATACGAGCCATCCATATCCAACAGCCAGGAGTAACACGAAACTTTGCCTCAAAGCGCTCTTTTAGGGTTTTCACTTTTATCCTTGACGAGAGGAGACCGAAAAGAGTGCTTGGAAACTGGCGGTCAAACCAGCTTGTCGGGTGCCCCCTATCCAAGCCCTATGCTTCTATCGTGTATGGAGCGCGCTGGCGGCCCGCCTCAGTGTTGGGGCAAATAAAAAACCCGCCCGGTGATGAGCCAGGCGGGCCAAAGTCCATCCAAAGGATTGGAGGGAGGAGACGCGGTACAAAACGTTAATAGATGCCGTCGCAGTCGTAATCGAGAATCGTGACGGGCGCAGGTTCCGGTTTCGGCGGCGGGATGTGCGTCACGGAGTACTGGCGGTCATCCAGCCGGTACTCGCAGCCCTGCACCAGATCAAAGCCGAGCGCGCGCTTGATCCGCTCGCGGTCAGATGCGGAAGCCACAGGCGCTCCAGATCATGCCGAACAGCAGTTGCAGTATCGTCATCAGCGCCATAAAGCCTCCAGATTGGACTGCGTAAACGAAAAAAGCCCGCCTGAGCGAGCTTTAGAGACACGAATACACCGTATCCACTTAGTATGTATTTTCCGCAAAGCAATGTCAAGGCGATTTTGCTATTCATCAACGCCGATCATCCCTGCCTGCGACAGCCGGTCGCCGGCCGCCGCGATGGCCCGGGCTATCTCGCCTATCCTGGTATTCGGTCCAGTCTGCTTTTTATCCCCGGTCAGCCATGCCGTCAGAATCGCGTTGTGCTCGGACGCGGTGTCGCGGTTGACCCGGCACTGCTCCGCCAAATCGGAGAGCGTGCGCTTGACGCCGAACTGCCGCTCCACGATGCCGCGCCGCAGCTGATAATGCGACAGCTTGCCGGACAGCCGTTCCATGGCCGCCATGGTGATCAGGTAGATCGCCTCGCTCCACTCCTTGTTGGCCTTTTCGCCAGAACAGCACGGCGCTTTGCAGGCGCAAGGTGTCGAGGGCGGCGCGAAGGACGCAATCACGATTGCCTCATGCAGCGCGCCCAGTTCCTTGACTTCCCTTCGGATCATGCCAGCCTGGCCCGCGCCGGCCAATCCGGCCAGCCCTTTTCCGGTACGCGCCGTCTTGTCCGCCAGTTTGTTCATCATCGGCCTGTTATATTGCTCGCTGCTGAATCTGTAGGCGAAGGTCAGCGCATTGTGTGCACTCTTGAACAGTTCGGTCATCGTCTTCTCCTTTTCTTCGATTTCTTGCCGGATTTTTTCTTGCGCTGCTTCTCTTGCTCAAACTGCACCACGTCGGCGGGATTGCCGTAATACCGCTGCTCGAGCGCCCGCGAAGGTGGCTTCCCTTCCCTTGACAGGCGAAGATCCAGCAATTCCCATGGCGATAGCTTGCTCATCGATCGCTCTTAATCCAAAGCCGTCACCGCGACTGCTACGGCCGCCCACGCATGGGAAGCCACGCCATATAACGGCCCTGGCTGCGCCTTCGTCCCGATCTGCGGAATCTTGCCGCCGCCCGTCTTCGGGAACATGTCGATCAGCGCCTGTCGAACGTTCGCGTCTTTCGCTTTGACTGTGCCGCAAAGGCGCAGCTTCACATCGCGCCGGTAGATCAGCCTTACCGCCTTCGGGTTGCGCCATGCCTGCATGAATCGACCAATCCAGACGCATGTCTCGAAAATTTCCCGGCCAACCGCCATTCCGTAGCTTGCGATCATCTCGATTGCGATGTGATCGCCGGAGAAGTGGTGCACCTTATCCAGTAGAAAGTCATTCGGAGCCACGCCCGAATCAATCACCTTGCCGAAAGACAGGACGCACCAGCCGGATTGGTCTGTGCCGGGATCAATGGCGAGAATCATGTTTTGCTCCTGAATCCGTTGAACCATCGCCGGATGCAATATGACCGGACCAGCGAGACGACCGTAAACCAGATGCCGATGGCAATATTGGTCGACAGCGGCACATGGATGCCGTACCACGGAAAAATGACCAGCTGCGACAGCAGCGCCACGCCATAGCCGACTGCCACGTTCATCACGGCTTCAAACAAGGATCCTTTGCGCGATTGGCTCATGCCGCGGCCCTCGTCCAATGTTTGCAAATATCCCTGGCCGTTGACTCGCCGCAGCCGAACATCTCGGCCAACGTCTTGTAGCCGATCCGTGCGTCCTTGCCCGTCTTGCCGGCATTGCTCGCGTAAATCGCCCTCATGCGTTGCACCTGCTCGTCTGTCAGCTTGGCTCGGTGATGCGGCTTCCTCATCTCAGCTCCTCGATTGCGCAAAATTTCACGCTGTCCAGCGGTGAAAAGTAGAAATCCTTCAACTCGCCGCTGACCTTGTCCCGTCTCTTCTCGACGGTCCAGCGCTCGCGATCCGCGACTTTGACCACCGCCACATGCGTCATCTGCCGGTTGACGATGAGGTAGCGCGCCGGCACTGGCCATGCCTTGTCGTGCGCCGATTTGCTCGTCACGATGAATTTGGAGCCGAACGGCCAATCGCGTGCGCTCGTGAAGTCACAGGTCAGGTGTTTCACCTCCAGCCTTACTTGCATTGACAGGTCGCCAGAGTCCGCAAAATCGGCGGCAGCGGCCCGGGATGGCGCTAGGCGGCTTGCGTTGACGGTGATGTGACTGATCCCATTCAACTGCCGCGCGACGCGCCACACGGCTTCCTGGCTGGCTTCGACGCCTTGCATGACTTGCCGATGGATTTCCTGTACGGTCATGCAGCCTCCAGCAGGGCGATGACGGATTGCACGATGGCGTAGCGAACGGCGGTGTCGCGATCCTCGTGATTCTTGTAGTGCGCATCGCAGTCGGCATTAACCCCATGGATTTCCATGACCACGAAATCCCGCAAATACATCGGCTCGACTTGATGCTCGACCATCAGCGGCCCGCAGGCGCCCCAATCCCGGCACCAGCGCGGCACCATGGCCTGCCCGCGGCATTCCGGATGGCCGTTCGGCGGACGTCCAACCATGCAGGGCGCAACGTCCACGATGTCGGTCCAGCCCAACAGTTCGGCCAGCCGGCGCTCAGTTTCGATGTAGCGGTCCGTCATGCGTGGTCTCTCAGGTGCGGGAAGAATTGGCCGAATGTCCACTTGCGCAGGTCGATCATGTGCACAACAAACCGATCGCAGGCTTGGTACTGCAACCACGGCTCCCAAGCATCACCAATGCCGGTTAGAATGCGCCGCCCGCATTCAGCGGAAGTCGCCTTGAGCGCCTTGTCGTACATCCTCGACACCAGCTCCAGCCGAATCAGAAAAGCGACCACCGCCCCAAGAATCACGTAAAACGTCATGCTGTCTCCAGTTGTGTGAATGCCAGCGCCTGCAATTTGGCGAGATCGAAATCCGGTGCGAACGGATCGCCCAGACCCTTCACCGCACACCACGCTCCAAGCCGCACCCAGCCGGTGGATTCGTCCTGCACATAGCCGGCACGGTGCGCAGCAGCCAAGACCTGGAAATAGCGCACGCCGCTTGCCTTGCCGGTGAACATCTGGCGGATGCCGGTTTTGTCGGCAGCACTCCACTTGTAGTAATCGGACAAGTAGCTCAGGTCGGCCCGGAAGTTTTCGGGATAATCCGTATTCGTTGCTCTGAGATCAGTCATCGTTGAATCCTCCTTTCCAATTGCGGGTTTCCTTCATCGGCATTGGTGGCTTCCATCCGAACACCATGCTTTCGAACCGCGTCTGCTCGCCGATATAGGTCAATGCCACTCGGCCGGGAGAGCCGGACCGGTTCAGGGCGACATCCACTTCGCAGATGCCCTTTTCCGTCGTATCGGGGTGGTAGACCTCGTCGCGATACAGGAAAATCACCACGTCGGCGTCCTGCTCAATTGATCCGGAATCGCGCAGATCGGACGGCTGCGGGCGCTTGTTCGGACGGCGTTCGAGTTCGCGATTCAACTGGGACAGCAACAGCACAGCGATGTCCAGTTCCTTGGCCAGCGCCTTGAGTCCGCGCGTAATGCCTTCGATCTGCGCATTGCGGTTGTCGCCCTCGCCATTCATTAGCTGCAGGTAATCGATGACGAGCAGATCCAGCCCGTAGCGGCGCTTGACCTGTTTAGCCTTCATGCGGATATCCATCAACGTGCATCCGCCCTGATCGTCCAAGTAGAGTTGCAGATCCCTGATTTTCTGCACGGCAGAGGTCAGCTTTGGCCAATCCTCGTCCTGCAACTTGGTCGGGTCGAGCAGGTGCGGCAGCGGCATGTGCCCAAGGGAAGCAAGATTGCGGTCATGCAGTTCGGAGATCGGCATCTCCATCGAGCACACCAGCGCGCTGTGCCGCTTGGCCACATTGCAGGCGATGTTCAGCGCCAGCGCCGTCTTGCCCATCTTCGGCCGTGCCGCCAGCACGATCACTTGCCCGCGGCGCAGACCACCGTTCAGCTTGGCGTCCAGGTCGGCAAAGCCGGTCGGGATGGCCTTCACGCCGTTGCCGTGGTAGCGCTCATCAATCGATTCGATATGCGGCACTAGGCAATCGGCCGCCAGCATGGGCTCGCGTTTCACGTTGGCCTGCGCCATTTCCTCCAGGCGGCTGGAAAGCTCATCGACCAGCACGGATGCATCTTTGGCCGAATGTTCGGCCTGGTCCGCAATGTCCTTGCCCAAGGCGACCATCGCACGCTTGACCGCCCGATCGCGCACGATCTCCGCATAGCGGCCGATATTGGCGGCGCTCGGCGTGTTGCTGACAATCGCGTTCAGATAGACGAAATCCCCGACATCAGAGCCTTGGCATTTGAGGAAATCGCTGACCGTCAGCACGTCGGCCGGCTTGGTCTGCATGATCAGCCGCTGGATAGCGGCGAAGATCGCCCGGTGCTCGTGGACGTAGAAATGCTCTGCGCGCAAGTCGCCCAAGCGGTCGATCGCTTCGTTGTCCATCAACAGCGCGCCTAGGACCAGCTGCTCGGCTTCGCGGGAGATCAGCCGGCCGTCAGGAAGTTCGATGGGCGCATTCATGCGGCACTCCTGTTCTCGTAGCGGCCTTCACGGATCTTGGTGAAGTTTTTGCTCTTGCTGATCCATTCGAGGTCGGCAAAGAACGGCTTATCGGTTTTGCCGATCAGGAAATCGCAGGTTCTGACGTATTCGAACAACCGCTTCCAGAACTCCGGGTTTTGTCGTTTCTTGTCCTCGTTCCACCTTGCTCGTAACTGCGCAGCTCTGGCAGGTGTCCAGTCCCGTACTCGCGGACACATGGGTAAAACTTCGTGGTAGAGGGCAATGATTTTCTGGTGCGGGCAGGGCTCAACTCCCGGCTCGGGCGAATCCAGCAGGTCGGCAGCAGCGCTGGCGACAACTAACCCGTTAGGGTTAGTAGGGTTTTGATCTTCTCTTCTCTCCTCTTCTCTTATCGGTTCCGGATTGGTTCCCGATGGGTTATCGTTGGGTTTGGTTTGGGTTTCGTTTGGGTTATCGTTGGGTTCTTCTTCGGTTTCGTCTGCCACTTCGTCGGTTTGCTTTGGTCTGCCGCCTTTGCTGCCATTTTTCCAATTGGAAATCAGTTTGGCGTTGTGCTCGGCCCACTTCATGACATTGATTGCCTTGCCATCGCGTTCAATGAATCCAGCGTCAATGAGCGCGGTTTCCAAGGCTTGGGCATCGCCCTTATAGCGGCATAGTGCTTTCAGTCCAGCGGCAGGCATGGCATCGAAGCGTGTGGCGCGGCGGCTTTGGCAGTGCGCCCAGATTCGCATGATATACATTGGGGTCATTGGGTCTTCGCCTAAGGCGTCGACAACCATTCTGGTGCGCCAATGTTCGAAGAAGTCAGGATCAACGATCACGGAGACATTCCTTGGTTAGGCAACCAGCAAAAACAGCCTGGCAGTCATGGTGCCCCTTATCCATCCCCGCATGTACAGCCGGATGACGGCACGTTTAATTCGATTGGTCATTTGCAAACCTTCAGCTTTCCTTGTTCGCACAGCGCCATCAGCGTGCGGGCGATATAAATATCGGTGCGGCGATCCGCTTCTTCGCGCGAAATGCCAATCAGTTGATCGTGCTTTGTGTGGCAGCCAACAACACCCGGCCGGTCGCAGCAAAGCGGAAAGGTGGCAAAGTCATTGGCCTTCAAGCCGCGGGCTTTCCCATGCCGGTATTCGTTGCTGTGCGCCGCTTGCGAATAGCCTTCGAGACTGCATGCAGCACAAGGCAGCGAAGCGACATTCCGCAGATGCGTTTCCGATCGCACGAGTCAGGCCCCTTCCTCGAAATCGTCCTCGTCCTCTTCCACCGCCAGGGCATCGAGCCAGATCATCGCGAGCCAGGAGAGGGTCACAACGCATGCGACAATCAGCCCGAAGCCCAGCGCCATGAACGCATGTTCGGCGGTCAAGGGAATGGTCATGACAGGGCCCTGGCGAGGAAGATGGCGCAGTTGATCGTGAAGGCGCTGGACAGCAGCCAGCACAGCACGGCGAGCAATTTGGGAATGTTCATGACGGCTCTCCAAGACGGCGCCGGGAAACGACCAGCAGCCGGAACTGCGCATCCAGCACGCCATACCGGGTCGGGCTCCAGGCGCAGAGTTCCCACGGAACGGTGATGGCGAAATCGGGCGGCAGTGGCTTCATGGGC